AAATTTGAGCCACAAAAACGAAATCGTCTCAGATCAACGCCAAAAGGCTTATGTTGGTCAACTATGGATTGGTAAGAAGCGTTATCGCAGAGTTCTGATTCGTTTTGTGGATGCTGAAGAATTAGAGCCTGACGAGTTGAACGCTCTGCTCGTTGAGCGATTTCTAAAGCTCAAAGAGCGGCTGACGCGAGAAGTCGAACGAGCAACTGATGAACAAGGTTTGTTTTTTAGTGAGTTGTTGGATTTGTTCCTAGCACATGTTCAAGCAAACCGTGACGAGAGGACGGTTGGCAAGTATCGGCAGCAATTGCTTCGCTATAAAAAGATAGTTGGGAATTATCGGATTCGGCTTCACTCCGCACAGTTGACAGACAAGTTCGTTCTGTCTTTAAGAAAGGCTGGACTGAATGATCACAGTTGTAATTCTTATCTTCGAGCAGTTCGCGCAATCCTCAATTGGTCTTGGGAGCAAGGCCAGATTCCAGCAGCAATCAAAGTCAAAAGCGTCCGCTCGTCCAAGCCGCTGCCTGCTGTCTTTTCTACTCAACAACTCGAAGATTTGCGGCAACACCTAGAACAAGGCTGGAACGAAACCAAACGAAGACGGTTTCTGGTGCTGCTTCGTGCCTGGTGGTTTTTGCGCTATACCGGAATGCGTGGTGGTGAGCTGCTGGCGCTGAAATGGGACAATGTTTACCCAGACCGAATCGAACTTCGCTCAACGCGAGATTGGAAAGTCAAAGGTCGAAAAGACGCAATCATTCCAATTGCTGAAGATTTAAAAGAATTTATTCAGGCGCAGGATATTGAAGGCGAGCGTTATGTGCTGGACAACGGCAGAGGTAAACCGCTTTATAGTTCGCTTGGGGATTTGACCAAATCCATGAGGAAGGCACTGCTAAAGGTAGGCATTGAAAACGCAAAACCGTTGCATTCGTTTCGTTCTACGGTTGCGACTGAGTTGCTTTCCGGTGAGTCTGCGAATCCGGTGCATGTTCAAATGCTACTTCGTCACGAATCAATTCAAACAACGATGAGTTACCTGAATTCAGACCATTTGCAACAAGTGGATCTTGTCAATAAACTAGGAAACTCGCCACAAAACACTGTTTCAAAGAAAAAAACCGAAAGCCGCAAGCCCAGCATTCATCTAGCCTATAGCCGAAAGAACTAAGGTGACTGTTAATCATTGGGTCGCTGGTTCGAGTCCAGCTTGGGGAGCCACCTCCAGCCGATTTACGACACCTCCGTTAAGTGGCGGTTTTGCCTATCCGCCAGTGATTGCCTCTTTTAGCTTCTTTGCCTTCCTCATTTTTCTGTAGATCCCCACTCCAACCGCTGCCACAGGCAAACCTGTTGCTGTCAGTATAAGCTCAACGCCACCAGATTCAATCGCTACATTCACGAATTCAAAGAGAACATCCATTTAATAACTCCATATCATTAAATCGTCTCTGTCATCCAAATGTAGGAAGCGATTGCTCCCAGTGAAAGAGAAGCCATAGCCACCGAAAAGATTCATTTGAATGGCAATCTGGAGAAGTCGCGCACCGTCGCCATTCCAAACCGCTAAGTCAGCGGCTCTTCCAAGACTATGATAACCCGTGCTTTTGGGTTTCCCGTCTTTCCATTTAGCCTTTTCAACCGGATGTTCTGGCGAGCGAAAGGCTGAAGTCAGTCTGATAGGTTTGCCATAATGCTGGCGCAAGGTTTCCAGCTTTGTCAGAAACGAACTCGACATAGAGCATTCACCAGTGAATTTGCACTTCAACTCGTCCCTCGAAAAATGTTCTGAGTGGTCAATAAATTCCATCAAGTCTCCTTTTCTGGGTAATCAATACACTCTTGACTGTACATTTCGCCAAATGCTTCTCTTTGAGGTAACGACATAAGCTGAAGGTCTACATATCTGTGATTTTCGCGGTAATGGTCAATCACGCAAGAACACAACTGAATGGCGGATTGCATGGCGAGATTGCTGCTCATGCCTTGCATTTGATAAGTCGGTGCTAGTCGAAGTGAGCATTGGTAAGCCCAACTGACTAAGTGAAGCGTTTTGTACTCAACAGGCAAAGCGTGGGCTGAAGTAGAAATCAGTAAAGCCAAGCCTGCGAGAATCGGTTTCATTTTTTTAGATTATCCATTTTTTGACTTAGCTCGCTAATCGCAACGGTCATGTTTGTCAAAGTAGTGTTGAGTTTTTCGTGAACTGCCAAAAGTTGTTGAGACTGCGCAGCCTGAAGGTTTGCGAGCTTTTCTGTGGTGGCCTGTTGAAGTTGTGAATTTTCCCGTAATAGCTCGCTGACGCGAATATCGCTTTCAGAGTCCTTAGTTAGCCAAATATTTCGCTCCTTTTCAAAACCTCTTAAAAGAAACACGATCAACCAACCGCTGAAGGTGAGAGAAGCCATGCCAAAACCTAAATCTTGGACTAATTGAATCATTGTGTTGGGTTCTGCTGGCATTGCTCGGCCTCAGTTATAGAATTGAATTAAATTCGTAGACTTGAATTCCAGTGCTGTTGTCAATCGTAGATTCACTGCTGCTATCGCTACTACTGTCGGAATCGCTTTGCGAGTCACTGTTTGAATCCACATCGACTTCCATTGTGTCATTGTCTGGCGGATCAGTCAGATTGTTTTGAGTGTCTATATTAATGTGAATCTCAATCGGGTTCGCTTCGCTATCGTTGCCCTCAGAAGCTGGGTAGTCTGAGCATCCAAACAATGCGAGTGGGAGTAGAAGTAGTAGTTTCATGTTTACCTTGTTGGAGTTAGCGGAAGACTGCTGCACAGGTTGGGTTGTAATCCGTTAGTACGCCACTATCCCGATATGTATAGATACGGAAACTACCTGTGGCTAAATTATCAACTCGTTCATGAAATAATCCTGACCCAGCACCAGCAGTCACTTGAACGGAATAGTTTGCATCTTGCATAGCAGTTGTAAAATTAACTACTAGATTGCCTGCTGCATCTGTAACACTGGAAACATTAAAACTAGCGTTAATGCTGTTAGTGGAAGTATTGTAATTCACCCACGCACGGCATAACCCTCCTGCTACTGTCCCAGCACTTAATGCTTTCGTTGAATTGTAGAAAGAAACAGGATCACCACTCAGATCGGTCATTGAACTACTTAGCGCATCTCCATCTGGGTGGTAAAGTGTGATCGTAGTCCCACTGATTGCCGATACCGTTGTGCCTACCCGAATCCCTTCTCCGGTAACATAATCTCCAACGCTAATGTCTGCTAAACTGTATCCAGATACTGCAGTGACCGATGTTAACTGATTGGCGTTGGTTGCCTTTGCAGTGGTCGCAGTTGTGTAGACGCCTTGGACTTCAGAGGTGCTGGCGAAGGAATCGCCATAGATGCTGGTTGCTGCTTCCCTACTGATGATCTGAACCAAATCGCCATTGACAGGGTTGGTCGTAAAACTGACGGTATTACTGGAAATGCTGTAATCTGCGGTGACTCCGTTGTTGCCCTTTGCCAATCGGACACCGTTCAGAAAGACATCGGTGTAGGCAGGAACCATCGTGTAGTTCGGTGTGACCGTAGTGGCATTATTGGCAATCGTCTCCTCATATCGGAATTCGGTAACCTGCACCCCGTTGGTCAGTTCTCGTCTACCCTTGATGACGATGATGTCTCCGTTGACTGCGGCATTTGCCAACGTCACTGTGCTGGCATCACTGCCCAAAGTGTAGTCTGCGGTTCCCAATAGCACCCCGTTTCGCAGGACTTCCAACGTCGCAGAGTCACTTGATGCGGTGAAACCACCTGTGTTAAAAACCGTCTGTGTACTCGTAACCGCAAACTCCTCTCGGAATTCACTGGTGTTTAGGACTGGCTGGTTGCCGATGTAACTCATTTAGTGTCCGTTGGAATCATCTGTAAAAAGCTGCATAGTTATATTTAACATTGACTGCTGTCCCACTAAAATCATAAATGTACACATAAAACTGAGTTGCAGTAGGATCGCCATTAAAACCTGTTAAATGATACACATTAACATTAGTGGCATTGTATGCAGAGCCATGAAAACTGTAACTAATATCTTCCATTGGAGTCTCAAAACATATTATAAAATGCCCGTTTGCTGCTCCATCAATTATTGATGAAACATTGTAACTTCCTCGTATTGGCCCAGATCCTGCGGTTGCGGTTGCGGCATCACTGTCGTAAACAACTGATCCAGATTGATCCGTTGTAGCAACCACAGTTTGAATCGTAAAGGTATCAGCAGAAGGAACGGTTAGTAACAAAGAAAAATCATCTGTAATCGTTGGCGTATCCCCTGCACTCCTCGTAAATGCTGCATGAATAGAATCGCCAACAGACAAACCGTGTGCAGTATTTGTGATCGTAATGGTGCTACCAGAACAAGCATAGGTTCCGCTTTGTCCTGATGTATCTGAAAATGTACCATTAAAATTTACCCACGCAGCAAGCTGATGCCCCTTTTCGGCAACTTCAACAGCAGTAGTCATGATGCGTTGATGTCAATAGCTTTAAGATCTTCTACGCTAGTTGCCGTGTCACAGAGCATGGTGATATTCCGTAAGCGAACCTTTTCCGCAACGATGGCAGTCGTATCTTCACCAGCTTCTTGCGCTCTCATGTACGCTACGTCTTGAGCCTCTAACAGAGGCTTGCGTTCCTGTCGTAGAGATTCTTTTTTAATCTCTTTTGCTTTGTTGATGTCAATCGTAATCATGCGCCTATTCCATCGTATGAATTGGTGAAATCATAGTCCCAAGCCCCCCTAAATTCTCGGTCTGCTGGGAGTTCTGAACTGTCGATAATTTTGTACTTGACTCCGGTCGGTACATCTTTAGCGCAAATCTGTTCTAACGTAAGCCCACAGTTCGGAGCAGGTACTAAAACAGAGATGGTTTCTTCATTGGGGAAAATTGCTAGTTTCATAAAATCCTTTGTGGTTAGCGAAATACTTGAACACAAGCAATAAGCGCATCTTTTTTGGCATATCCAACAATATTACCGTCATTGTCTTGAGAAACGATACTAACTGCTGAGGTTGAATAAGTGTTAGCATTCAACATAAAAGTGTTACCCCAAGTAGCATTTTCCCAAGAAACTGACCCAGAAACTGAATAATTCGCATCAGGCATTGCAGTTTCAAAATTTATGGTATAGTCGCCTGTTCCGTTGTCAACCACTGTAGATACATTCCCACTTTCACGAATCTGAGTATCAATCGTGACACTCGTTCCACTGATCGTTAAATCCACACCTTCACCATCCCCAACTTCGAGATTACCAGATGTAGTTACCGTATAAGTGGTGCTGCTATATTCAATCGTAAAAGTGGTTGCTCCAGTAACCGTAGCAGTATACAGTCCAGTAACAGGGCCAGAGGTGTTTAACGTGCCGGATTGACTAGTTCCTCTAAAATTTACCCAAGCCCTACACGCATAAATGGGAGCATCATCCCCGTTTGGTAAGTTCGCTATATTCCGTGCATTACTCATATACAGGCCACGTTACGTTGGTAAGTTGTCCGTTTTCGTCTAGTTGTGGGTCTGCTGTCTCTGGTAGATCCCGTAGTGCTTGTCGGTAGTCGATTTGTGCTTGCGTCATTGTTCTATCTGCCACTGCCATCCAATCGCTTTTTTGAAGAAGTTGGTTACGCTGTTCTCTTAATAATCGCATTGGTTCTGCTGCTTGGAGTTCTGCAATTCTTGCTTGGATTTCGACCCAATTAATTTCCTTACTCCCGCTGTATTTAAAAACTGCTAAAAACTCTTTTTCCGTTTCGGGTTCTCCAGTGAACGAATAAGAATTATAACCAAGCACCTGCAAAGCCTTTGATAGCCATGAATTCATGCCCAGCAGGAAACACCACCCCACTGCCAATCGTACCATCATCAAAACTAACGAGACTGCTGGATCGTTTGCTGCCGATATAACTCATGTAATCTCCAGATAGCTGAGATGTACATCTACGGCTGATGCCGAATCTGCTGTAACGGTCAGGTTTTCATTCGGTACAAGTACCAGCTTTCCACCATCTAACAGATTGACAGAAGAACCCACTGGAATTGGAATATTTGTGATATAGCTTGTATAAGTAGGACTTCCTGTATCGTACTTAATTTCAACAGTTAGTGTACGAGACGCAGAAGATTTGTTTGAGGCTATCAATCCGATACAGACGACTTCTGTTGCAGAAGGCACATCTGACGCTAAGACATCTGTTCTTGAAGTACCTGCGGTTACTGTTTTTCGGAGGAATGCGTTTGCCATTTTTTAACCTAGTGCGATTGCCATTACGACAGGATCTGCGCCTGATGCCGCACCTGTGTTATCTGTTGCGTATTCTAGTGCGTTTCCTGCTGAATTTACTTTCAAGACCTGTCCTGCTGATCCCAAGGCAGTTAATCCGGTTCCCCCGTTTGCTATCGGTAAAGTTCCTGTTACATCTGTGACAAGATTTGTTAGTCCTGCTGAATTAACATCTTCATAAGTTGAGCTACTGGTTCCCACAGCCAAGACATCTTCATCAGTAATCAGATACAATTCACCTTGATTCAAGCCAGAAGCAGAGGCTGCTGTGTTGATTTCGCTTCTTGTTCCTCGTTTAACTTTAATCGTTGCCATTATGCGGTATAGCTCCCATTTCCTGTAAATTTCACTAGCTTGAAATCAGTGCTTCCATCATTGAAGTCCTCAACGGTTGGGCTTCCTGTGCTGCTTCCCAAATACTGGCTTGCCCTAATTTTTAGAATTACAATACCAGAACCACCAGCACCTCCTCCACCACCACCTCCTCCAGTGTTGGCTGTGCCTGAACTTCCGGCTGCTCCACCTCCACCTGAACCACCTGAACCTCCTGCTCTAGCACCACCTCCTCCAGCGTAGTAATCACCAGAACCACTAGGCCACTCGTATCCAGCACCACCATTGCCACCACCTGTGCCTGAATAGGAGTTTTGACCGTTTCCACCAACGCCACCTTTGCCCCCTCCCCCTCCGTAAGTAAGCGGATTCCCTGAATAGCCTATTCCTGCATTATTCCCTTGTTCAGCAGTTCCGGCTCCAGTAGTCCCATAAGAACCACCACCACCTGAACCTCCACTGTTGCCAGTGCTGTTGGGATGGTTTTGGCCTCTGCCCCCTCCAATTGCCGTCAGTGACCAAACAGATAATGTGGAATTACTGCCATTGGAACCAGCAGAACCGCCTAGACCTATTGTTGCAGAATAAGTAGTTCCCACTGTTGCGGTTTCAGTAGAAATCAACATTCCACCAGCGCCACCTCCTCCGGCTGTTGGTGACGTTGTTCCGCCACCTCCTCCACCAGCAATCACCGCCACCTCTAGGCCAAACTGATTCAAAACTGTTGAATTCCATTTATTGTCTCGACCTAATCTGGTGATTTCGTCCAATGTCCAGATGCCATCGCTTTCTTGGTATTCTGGATCTGGCCTATCTGCTCCCCACTTACCTGCATTGTTTCTGGGAGGTTGGTCAAAAAAGGCGTTCAGGTTCCAGATCCCTTGGCCTGTGGCTGCGCTATTGTTTTTACCGATCAGTGATCCTTGACTACGCATTAGCTGATTTCTTCATAACTACAGATCACAGTTAAATCATTGGCTGCACTTGCAGTGGCCCCAATGCTTCGGTCTTCTTCAATGTAAATTGATGAGTTTCTTTCAACGATCACTAGGCTTGAATCTGCAGGAACTGTAATTGTGCTGGCGATTGGATAGGCTGTTCCGCCTAATGCCGCTGCACTGTAGTAACTAATCGTAATGTCTGCGCTATTGGTTCCATCCGTATTTACAACATAGATACTGTTGACCTTGAGGACTTTTGAACTTGCGCTGGCATTGGAGATAACGGCTGTGGCGCTAGTGGTCGAGAGGTTCACGGTTGCCGTTTTCCCGTAAATCGCATTGACATTGACAATGTTTGGATTTGCCATTTTTTTCCTTTATCCAAAAACGATAGAAAGCGCCACCACCTTGCCATTGGTAGCGCCAAAATCAGTAAGGTCTTGAGGTTCCCATTCTTCAGTCGCTGAGTTGTAAATCAGTGCCTGGGCATTGTCTGCGCTGTCTCTTGCCAAGGCGCTAACATTGAGCCGATTGTTTCCAGTTAGTGCTTCAAGATTGGAGACAATCGTGTTGATGTTAAGTCCAAGTTCAATTGTTCCTGCCGCTGTAATCGGTGAACCGGAATCCACCTCAATGCCATCTGTTCCTGAAACAGCAACTGAAGTTACAGTTCCGGTTCCGGTGACGGTTGACCAAGATAGGTTGCCACTTCCATCCGTAATTAAAACCTGTCCGTTGTTTCCATCAGAAGTGGGTAGAGTGAGCGTGTAGCTGGAGCCAAGGCTTGCAGAATTGGGAACGGTTATGGTTACAGAGTAGGTGTTGGCTTCATCATTGAGTGCTACGCTTGCCGGATTGGTTGCACCTGAAACAACCAAGCTGCCTGTGCCGGATGGCGTGATGGTGATGTTTTGATTACTGGCGCTGGTTTTTATGATGTTGGTTTGCAAGTCGATATTGTCCCCAAACAAAACATCCGAACCGCTAGACTCTGCACTAATCAAATTACTGTTCAGATTGCCATTGAAGCTGCTGGTAGCGGTTGCTGTTGCTATTGTAGCAACGCCAATCTCTGCAGTGTCCAGATAGGCTGTGCCGTCAAGGTATAAGTCTTTCCATTCCAAGGTGACTGAGCCTAAGTCTCTGGTGTTGTCCGTTGATGGAATCAAATCCGAATCAAATCGTGCGGTGACCGTAACGGTATCCGTAGTCTGGTTCCCAATGTCCAAGGCTCCTGTGGTGGTGACAACTCCAGAAGAATCAATCGTAATTCCTGTGGTTGTCGCAGAACCAGAAGAGTTGCCAAACAAGGAAAGTGAGCCGTCTGATGTAGTTGGAAAAACAATGTCAGTTTTAAGGGTATTCATTCCCATTAAATCACCTCAGTTAGTTGAAGAGCGCAGGATTGATAGTCTCGGCTGATATGTCCAAAACTCGGAGGATTCAGATAATAAAATCCTGTGGCATTGGACGATTCCTTAAATGTTGCAGGCATGTCCTCCACCCAAAGAATCGGCATTGGTTTTGACCGATAGCTTCTGGCAACGGCTTCCAAATCTTCAGCCTGCGTATTGGTTAAAACTAAACTTAATCCCACAGAATGACCCACTGGCCTTTGCTGATAGGTGTAACCGCCTGTGGGCTGTGGCCTGCGTACCGAATAATCATTGAGGCTTTTGGTGGCTCCTGGTCTTGCATCTGGCAGCGTCAATACCTTCCCCACTCGCAGAATCCCCAAGCGAACTGGGTTATAAACAGAACCAATGTCATTGGTGTCACTGATTTGCGTGTCTAGTTTGATGGCATCTGCTCCGGTTCCATCTCCGGTAATTTCGAGAATCTGCCCAGAGGAAAGAACGCTTGTGATTTCGACAAGCGAATCATTGGTGCCGTTATCAATCGTAACCACAGCATTATTGGAAACTGTCATTGGACTGATCACAAAGTAAACTCCTCCTGAAGTTGGAGATAAAGTAGTGTCAGAAGTGTAAGTTTGTGGTGAGGCTGCCGTGGCGACATGCGAACCAACGAAGATTCTGCCGTGACTAATCACATTAATTGGGTTGCCAGAAGCGTCTTCAAATCTGCCATAGACTGTTGAATCTTGATTCCAGCGTTCTGCACTGTTTCCAGAAAGGTTCTTTTCGCCAACATTGACTGAAGTGGTCAAGGTAATGACTAGCTGACAGTATCCAGATTGCTCATTGGCGAAAGTGATGAACTGAGCTGGCAGATAGGCTGCTTGGTCTGCAAAAAAGGTTGATCCGGTTGCTGAGTTTCCCCCTAGCGTTGAATCTAGTCCGTAGGTAGTGCGAAGTGTTCCTGTTTCAATCTGGCTCGGATTGGCATAATTTGAATCAGTTGAATTTAAAGCCCAAGTGGCAGAGTCCGCCAGCAGATTTGAAACAAAAAAAGCCTGAACTGGATCGTCAACCGTTCCTCTGCAATTCACCGTGATGACTTCAGTAGTTCCAGAAGAAATAAAAGCTTGGCGCGGAATATCTCCTTGCACGTTACCAATAGGGAATCCGGTGAGGTTGCCTTCTTGAGTGCTGATGGAAGTGACACGATCTTGATAAAGAATCCTCATCAGAAATCCCTCACAAATTCTGAAAGCGTTGCGTCCCCTTCCAAGGCTGTGGTTCTCGCTGAAAAATCATAATCAATCGAGCGAACCGTCAAGGTGCATGCAAGAAAGTCCTGAAGCCTTCTGAAGCGAATTCTGTCACCTAACTCAATCTCGGTGTTGATGTCTGGGATTGTTACACTGGCCTTGCTAAGTTTTTCAATATCCTTAATGGCATCAATCCGACCTTGGACTCTGGTAATGTCTGAATACTGATCTGCATAAGCGTTTACAGAAAACTCTCTGCCTTTGGGTTTATTGGCGCTTCTGGCACTGGTAGACTTCCCAACCAACCTTCCACCTTCGACTACATTGATCCCCCAACTAGAAGAAACGCCACCCAAGGGAAATCCAAGCGTGTAATTACTTGTTAGTAGTTCATAATCTTTGTAACTGGTGATAGTGGCTCCAGCATAGGCCCGATCAATCAAGTGCAGTGTGGAGTTGCCACTGGAATCCTGGCGAATGTCAAACTGATGGTTATAGGCTGCAGCCACATCAGAAGCCAACTCAAGCAAAGGAATCGGAGCATTGACTTTGATCTTGACATCGTAGGAACTCGCATTGGTGGCCCTTGTGGTGTCAGCTGTGCTAACGCTTAAGGAAAGCTGGGTTGCCACATAATCAAAAAAGTCTTCCAGTGTTTTGCTGTTTGTACTCGTTAGGCTTACCTCGCCAGCATCTGCTGAATATCCAGTGATTTCTATGTAGTCGCTGGTGATTGCATTGATCGTTCTGGAGACACCATCTTCAAAAACCGTGATACCTGAAGTCAGTCCGGTTGGATTGTGCCAGCGGTTGCTGGTGGTGCGAATCAATGGTGTAAAGTGCGTAACGGCTCCAAAAGCAAAGGGAGCCGTTACCGTATTGCCTGAGTTGTCTGTCACCGTAGAAGTGGCATCGACATTGTATTCAGTGGCATTTACTGAAAAGGTTAAGGCTTCTCTGTCTACTTTTTCTAAGACCAAAGTTCCGGTGATCCAATCATAATCCTGAAGGCCATACTGGAAGGTGAAAGGATAGGCTGTTCCCAGATTCTGAATCAAGGAGGTGTAGCGGCTGCCACCAAACGGATGATTTTCATCTAGTGGCCTGTTTTCTATCTGCACCTGGCCCACTTCAAAATCATAAAATCCGCCTTTGACTTGGCCTTTTTTGATCCTTGGCCCACTGAGTAAAAATCCATAA